TCAAGCACTTAGCTCATCCCGCTTTGACTCGAAATTTCCGATGCTTCGACTCTTCGCCCCCTCTTCGTTCCCGTCATGGACAACCATCCCGGCGCTCGCGCACCTGCCGATGGCCAACGCGACCGGTCGGGTTGCGACGAACCATTCACCACCAGTTCGATAGGCCTTGAACCTTTCGTGGAGACGCCTCTCGTCGGTCACCGTCCCCTCCACGATGACGATGCGGCGAGCCGGGGCGGGCAGCGACGCTGTAATGTCCTGGATTCGGCGCAGTGGCTTGCTCGACGTTCCGATCTTCACCCGGTCGCTGACCTGAAGAAAATAAACGTACTGCCTAGCTGCTCGCCTTTCTTGATCCGCACGGATGCCCAGCGCCGACGGGTCTTGCTTTCTTGCGATCTGCCATTTGGCATTCCAGGCTCGCGCCTGCTCCTCAGCAGCTTCCCCTGCGTCCCCGAGAGCGACGCACCGGAATCCTAAGGTCATCATCCGCTTGTTGGGCCTCCAATAGGCCCGGCCGTTTTTCGGGGTGACGTAGTAGTAAGGAATCTTGCCGGTCATTCGCCTTTCCCTTCAGCCTTCAGCCGCTGTCGGCCGCGCTCCCGCGCGGCGTCGGCCAAGCGCACCATGGTGGCGGTGTGCGGCGTGTAGGTCGCCTGCAGCTCGCGATTGCTGTCGATCGAGTTGGCCATTTTGCTCGCCAGCACCTCGGCTCCCGCCTCGCCTGCGATGACCTCGATCGCGCCGGAGCGGCGGAAGTCCATGATGGTGCGGGTGTCGCCGGGGAACAGCGCCTCGCGCACCACCCGAAAATCGTCGCCGAGCGTATCCTTCGTGTAGGGCACCGGCGGCCGCGGCCGGCCGCCCTTCGGGCCAGGCTGGCCGCCGCGGGTGTGGAAGATCGGCGTGGTCGGCAGCAGCGTGAAGGGGAGGCTGGCGATATAGGCGTCCAGCCGCGCCACGGTGGCGGGCGTGAGCGTGCCGATGGCCTTCTGGCCGGTCTTCGCCCTCGGCTGGACGAACAGCGGCCCCTGAGGCGTCTCCAGCCGCTGGGACGGCGTCAGGGTGCGGACATCGACCGGCGACAGCGTCGTGTCCCACGCGACCGCCAGGGCTGCCGAGAGGCCCTGGAAGACCTGCAGCTTGCCGTCGACCATGACACCGTCCCAGGCGGCCTGGACGAGCTGCTGAGCCTCCTCGTAGAGCCAATAGGCGCTGCGGGCGGTCGGGGTCTGGCGGCGGATGCCGAGCGAGGGGTCCTGGCCGACGCAGAAGAACTCGCCGTCGACTCGTTTGAGGGTGGTCAGCACCTTGAACAGCGCGCGCCAGATCTTCATGGCGCGGTGCGCCTCGCGGATGCCGACATGGGCCCTCGACTCCTTGTCGATGAGGGCGGCATACCAAGCGTCGAGATCCTCCAGGGCAACCGAGCGGGTGTCGACGTCGCCGAATACCGGGGCAATGTGCTTCCAGCCTCGCCACCAATCCTCACGGGTGCGCGGCGCCTTGGACTTCCAGGTATTGAGCTCGCGGTAGCGGGCAAAGCCGTCGCCGAAGCTGCCGGGCGGATAGACGCGCTCCAGCTTGCCGGGCTCGCCCACCGGCAGCTCGCCGGCGAGGTGTTTGGCGCGGGCCTGCTTCCACCGCTCGTTCCAGGCTGCTGCGATCGTCCAGGCCGCGGGGCCGTCCTCGCCGCAATCGACCAGCTTGAAGCCGAGCTTGGCCATCAGCGTCGGCTCGCTCCTGCCGGTCTTCGGATTGGGGCGCGCGAGGCAGGGGGCCCAATACCCCCAGGCGGGGCGGCCGGGCCGCTGGCGGATGACGTAATAGGGGATCTTCACGCTACCCACCGCGAATCCTCGCCACCCGATCTGCCACGACGTCACGAGCGTGGCGCGCGGTGGGGGCGAGGGTCAAGCCGGACTGAAACAGGTGTGGATAGCGGCCGCGGCGCCAGGCATCGATGGCGTCAAGATCGAAATTGCCGGTGGTCGGATCGGCCGGCGGAAAGCCGCGGGCCAACAAGCCCGGTAGCGCGTCGTTGAAGGCGCCGAGCGACAGGCCGATGCGCCGCGCAGCCACGACCGGCGGCACGTCGCCGCCCGGCGGAAGCTTGAAGCGCATCGCCATGGCCAGATCCTCAATGCACGGCAGAGGACGCACAGGCCGGCGCGACACCGGACTGCGCCGCCGGCACTTCGGCCTCCCGGGCCGCGAAGGCGGCGTCGAGCGCGCGGCGGGCGTATTCCTGCGCCGCGATCCGCTCCACCGCATCCGGAATGGCGCCGATGAAATCCGCCGTGACCTGGGCCAGATTCGCCGCGATGTCGCTCGGCGCGATCGCCGGCACGCCGCCGATCTTCGGGGCGTAAGTCACCGCCCACAGGCCGATCGAATAGGTGACCACGCAGTGCAGGCACCCCGGATGCGCGAGTTTGATCGCCACCGGGGTGGCCTTGGGTGGGTTGCTGGTCATCGGCTTGCCTTTCGGGGTTCGGTCGGCTCGGGCTTCCAGCCGAGCGCGAGCTGGGCGATTTCGAGGTCTGTGACGAGCTGTTTCGCAAGGCGGATCGCCTCGGCGAGCTGATAGGGGGCGAGCGCAGAAGGTCCGCGCGCGGCCTTGACGATCGCCGCCGAGATCTGCGGCGCGGCGGTGGTGGCGGCCAGGACGACGTGCGCGACCTTGGCGGCGCGCGCGTCGGCTTCCTCCTGCGCCTCGCGCTTGAGCTTCTGCATCACCCAGGCATCGCAGTCCTCCATGGCTTCTAGGCCTCCTGCGCGCGGGGTGGGCGCCCGGCGTGCCAGCCGGACGCATAGGACAGGATGTCGTGGCTGCCGGGCTGGAACGGCCGCCCGGCTTCGCGATCGGCGTAGCCGGTGGCGCGCGCCGTCTGGTCGATAGCGAGCGCTGCCGCGATCGTCTGCAGTATCGGCGACCGAGGATCGTGCTTGGGCTGCGGCGCGGGCTCCGCGGGAGCGGACGCAGCAAGCCCCGCGAACGCGCCGCGCGAACGCCAGTAAGCAGCATCGACATCGCTCACTGCCCCTGCTCCTGGGATAGCTTCGGCGACTCCCGGAGCACATGAGCAAGGCCTTCAAGATAGTCGAGACCGTACTCGGCTGCAGCATAGTCGGCAGCAACACGGACAAGAATACACACCACTTCGTCGGTCGAATTCCCGAGACGAAGTTCGCTATTGATGAAGTCGGATGCACGGTTCGCGATCGCCGCAAATTTGGCTCCGGACAGGATCTCGAAATCGCCGTTTGCCATCGTTAGCCCTCACTTTGCAGCAGAGCGCGTTTGGCGGGGCCGGCGGAGCCCTTCTTTGCCGCATACGCCATCAGGTTGCCGAGCTGATCGGGGTCGAGATAGATCACCTGATCGCCGGCCAGCTTCGGGGCGCGCAGCGTGAGCTCAAAGCCGCCGCCGGAGACGTAGACACCGTCGCCGATGTATTCCTCTTCGTCAGCCATCGCCGTTACTCCGCCGCCTGGGCGAGCTGCCGCGCGGCGCGGCAGGCGAAGCGCTCGACGACGTCGGCCGCAACCACCTGATCGTCGTCGCCGCAACCGAGGAAGCCGAGCACCATGCGCCGGCCGGTGCGGCTCTCGAGTACACGCTCGACCAGATCGCGCGATGTGGTGGCCGGCGGCTGCTCAAGCTCGTGATAGAACGACGCGATCGGCTTGCCGTAGAGCGCGGCCAGCACCGCGAGTTTGCCGGGCGAGATCCGGTTTTTTCCGGACTCGTATTTCTGCACCTGCTGGAAGCTGAGGCCGAGCGCTTCGGCGGTCTTTTCCTGGCTCAGACCCGCCTCGATCCGCGCCACGCGCAGCCGCGCGGCGATGCGGCTGTCGATATAGCGGATGGTGGCGATGCGGTCTTTCGTGGCCCGCGGCAGGCCGGCGGCGGCAGGCTTTTCGATCGGCGATGTCATGAGTGCACCTCGAGGGGTTCGGAGAAGTCTTCGACGGAAACGGGGGTGATCGCGCGGCGCTGCAGGAACTGCGCGTGCTTCTGCGCCAGCGTCAGGCGCGGCTTGACTTCGCCGCTCATGGTGCGGGTGACGCCGGAGCGCCGGCCGCCCTGCATCGGATGCCGGCCGAGGCCGGGGCCTTTGATGCCGAGATACTTGTCGCGGGCGCGCTTCACCTTGGCGATCAGCGGCACGACGACCTGGGCGCCGTGGTCGCGATTACAGGTGAGGTGCGCAATCGCCACCGACTTGCCGCCGAGCGCCTTCGGATGCTCCGGCGCGTGGCTTTCGTCCCACGCATCGGTGGGCTTCACCGGCTGATGGCAGATGTTGCAGATCGGGTAGTCGCCGAGGCCGGCGAGGCCCGCGTCGTTGCGGCAGCGCGAATACAGATAATCGCGGTGCTTGGTGCCGAATTGCCAGCGCGTCGCCATGCTCACGCCTCCTGCAGTGCGGGCGGGGCGCCGCCGGCAGCGAAGCGGCGGGTGGCGGTCTTCTGCACCAGGATGCCGGCCATCAGCAGCGCCTCGGACAGCGCCTGCAGATTGTGATCGAGGGGGCCGATGTCGATCGTGTCGAAGATGCACAGCGCCTCGTCGAGTTTCTCGCGGGCCTGCATCAAGGCGGCATCGGCGGCGATCAGCGGCGGCTCGGCGAGAGGCGGGCCGGCGATGGTGGGGATGGAGATGATCTCGGGCATCGCAACCTCGAAAAATCCCCTCGCGAGACCGGAAGGTCCGGCCGCTCAAACGCCGGGCCCGGCCCCGCGAGGGTGCGCCGGTGGTCACGGCGCAAGGTGAAGTTTCGGGAGAAACCAGACGCGGCCGGCAGAAGGCTGGAGACCCGGACCGGCTTCGCGCCACCTCGCGAATCCCGCGAGACAGCCTCACTTTACGTTTCCCGTAATCGTGGTCAAGCGGAAAATTACGTTTGCCGCAAATATTGGCCTGCGTGCTACATTGCGTCGGGGCTCGCCTCCCGGCGGCTCACAAAGCAAAAACGGAGTGTGAAATGGACGAGAGCGGAGATCGGGCCGCGCCCAAACGTCGAATCGAGATCAGGTTCGACGACGAGGCCGTTGTTTACATGCGCGGGAGCCGGACGTGGCCCGACATGGCGGCGGCGCGCGAGGCCTATCGGCGGGAGGGTGTCATTGAGGTCGGGATCGGCCCGCCAACTCTTCGCTCACGGCTTCGCGCATGGTTTCGAGCGTCGCGAAGGCTGCTGGCGGCGCTGATCCTGGCACGACGGCGACGGGCGGCGCGGAACGGCGCGGACATCGCCGCCGGGGCCGGGTCGGGCGGGGCGGATGCCTCACCCAGCGAGGCCATGCTTCGTCACTTCGCGGGCAAGCTCAAAGAAGGTCGGGAAACCCTTCGATGAGCCGCCGGGCCTCCTGCACCGCGGGGTCGTCTGCGGCAATGCCGGCCGACAGGTGCTCGAGCGCTGCCAGAGCATCGTGACAGATTTCCGCGACATCGGCGTCCGACAGCAGTTTGAGGCGATGCAGCCGCAGCACGGTGGCGAGGCCGAAGGCGTTGGCGACGAGAGCGGTCACGCGGACATCATGTTCGGTCACTTCACTCTCCCATGGCGAACCGGCAGGGATGGAGGACTAGCGGCGGGATCGGGCAGGAAGGCATCGGCGGCCGTCGGGGCGCGCATCAGCAGCACGCCCGGATGGGTGCCGAGCGCATCGGCGCAGGCTTCCAAGAAGTTCTGAGTGTAACCCTGCTTTAGGCTTTCGATTCGCGAGATCGAGGCTGACGTCATGTTCAGCATGTCCGCCAGTTCAATCTGTGTAAGGCCGCGGAACTCCCTCCATTCGCGGATGAAGTGCCGCCTTCTCCTTGAAGAATCACCGTCTTTTCGGGCCATGGGGCTATTTACTCCTGACGCAACGGCCCGTCGTTGGCGCCAGCTGCAGAGCAGCTTGACAAATACTTTGCGGCAGCCGTAACAATGGGCATGGACCCCACAGCCCATCCCGTTCGCGCGTATCGGCTGCGCCAGACCCCGCCCTTGAAGCTCGGGGATCTGGCACGGCGGATCGGCACGACGACCGCAAATCTCTCCCGAATCGAGACCGGCAAGCAGGCGCTGTCCGATGCGCTGCTGCCGAAGATCGTCGCCGAGACTGGCATCCCGGCACGCGAGCTTCGGCCCGATCTCGCCAAACTGTTCGCTGCGCCCGAGGGCGGCCCTGGCAGGCCGCGCTCGTGCGCTGCTTAGTCGTCGCTGCCCGTAGCTCCTATCTGGTTGGCGGGACTTGCTAATCTTGGAGCCGGCAGCGCAAAGAGTCGATTCCGCCGGCTGTGGATGTCGGTGGACAAGTTAGTTGCGTCTGCGTCATTTCAGTCGATGTCCATGAGGACGCTATGAAATCTCTGCGCGATCCGCTGTTTCGCCCCGAACCGACCGCGATCGACGCGCGGGATACCGACCGGCGCCTCTTCATTCCTACCTTTCTGACGATCATCGCGGTGATCGCCGCAGTGCTCGCCGTCGTGATCGGCGTCGGCACGGCGCTGCGGCAGATGATCCCGGCGCCGGCGACGAAAGCACGGCCGGCGCCGGCGCCGGTGGTGTGGATCGAGACGCAGGAGGCGCGCCGATGAGCGCATGTTCGGCATTGCCTCACGACATCGTCCGCGTCCGGACCGCCAAGCTTGATGGCTGCTTCAGCATCCGCATAAAGGCGACGGCCGAGGACGTCGCCGAGATCGTTCGCCTCCGAGCGATCAGTTCTGAGCTCCAGAGGGCGGCATCTGCTCGACGCGATCAGCTGCCTCCAGCAGATGAGCCGCAAGGTCGCGAGCAAAACGCACCGACACCGCGAGCTGAAGTTTGCCCCGGGGCGGCTGATCGAACGGGTCTTCCGGCCGAAAGTAGTCGAGACGAACAGCAAGATGGGTGCCGGCTTCCGGCTCGATCAGGCAGCCGGCGAGGGGACACAACGTGATTTCCCCGCGCTCGTTCTTTTCCCACTCAACAGACATATCGGCTCTCCATGGTTGGGGTTGGAGCCGCCATGGAAACGGGGAGCCGGCCGAGTCGCAAGGCGAGGCCGGCTCCTTGCGCGCCGCGCTGCCTATTGCGGTGGCGGTGCTGGCCTTCACTGTGGCGGTGTCGGCGGCGGCCCTGGCGGCCGCCATGCGGGCGGTGGCCTTATGAGCGGCGGCGCCACGCATATCGGCGCGAGCGCGCGGCGGGCGGCGCGGCGCCGGCAATTCCACTGGTGTCGGCGGCCGAACGGCTTCTGCGATCTGCCGATTTGGGGCGTGGTGGCCGACCGGCTGGAGATGCCGGCCTATCAGGTGATCGCCTTCGTCAACCGCCTCGAGGAGCTGGGCAACGCCGCCGCGAATTTCGGTGGCATCCGGGGCCACCTCGGGCGGTTCAATCCGCTGGAATTCGCCCGCGCGCTCGGCATGGGGCGCGAGGAGGTCGAGCGGATCTACGAGGCGCTGGCGGCGCCCGACATCGGCTGGATCGCCGACGATCACATCGTCGACTTTTACGACCGCAACCCCGACCGCGAGGACGAGACCAACGCCGAGCGGCAGCGGCGCTTCCGCCTGCGCAAATCGATCCTGCAGCAGCTTTCCAAGCTGGCGCGGACGGGCCGGATCGCGGCCGAGGAGCGCGCCGCGATCGAGGGCGCGCTGGAAGGCTCGGAAGCGACGCTGCGCGAGCTGAAGCTGAAGCTCGCCGCCGCAGAACTCGGGCCGCCGCAGGAGTTATCCACAGCACCTGTGGACAACGCGGCGCCGCGAGCCGAAAGCGGGGTGTCGCAAAAGCCGGCCGCGGCCGAGAGCGTAACGCGTTACTACCAAATGTCACAATGTGACATCGTTACGGTCACGCCAGAGAAGAGCAAAGTTATCACTCCCGCCGCCGGCGACAATTTCACCGGCCTCAAACCGGTCGAGCCCGAAGGCTGGCCGAAGGTGGGGGTCGAGGCGCCGCAGCCGCCCGCCTTCAGCTACGAGACGCTCGGCGAGCGCGAGCAGGCGGAACGCTGGATCGAGGCCGAGGGCTATCAGCTGGTCCAGGACATGATGCGGATCCCGCGCGCGAGCGCGCAGACCAAGCTGGAGCGCTGGCTGCGCCGGCTCGACAACGACCCGCCGGCGCTGGCGCAGACGCTGCTGACGACCGCCGCCGCGGCCGACCCCAACCGGCCGGCGGTGTTCCAGATCATGATGGATGAGGCGATCAAGCGCCGGAAGGACGAGGCCAAAGGGCCCCGCCTGCCGCTGCCGATCCCGCTGCAGGTGGTGAAAGGGAGGGTGACATGATGCCGAAAGACGGAAGTGTGGACTACGGGCGACTGGAGGCGTTGCCGGACAAGAACTGTGAGGCCCTGGCCGACAAGTCCGAGGGCCAGCGGGTGCTCGAGCGGATACTGGCGGTGCATCGGCACATGAATATCGTCGAGCGCCAGATCGAGTCCGTGAAGCGGGCGATCGGGCTGCCGCTGGCGGGCGGCACCGGCGAAGGCGGTGCCGGCCGCGAGGTGAGACAGTTCCTGCCGGCGCTCGACCTGCTCGCCGACCAGATGGAAGAGCAGCTCGGCCGGATCGAAGGCCACGTCAACGATCTGGCGAGGGCGTTCTGATGCGGCGCCGATCGAGCCCGACGCTGCGGCGCCAGCCGCGGCAGATGCGGATGAACGTGCGGCTGTACCGCGTCTCGATCGACGATTTCGGCGAATGCGAGGTGCAGGCGTCCGGCCGCGCCGGCGCCCGCTGGCGCACCTTCCAGCTCGGCCGCGAGGCCGGTTACTTCGGCGCCGGCTTCCGCGATTTCATTGCGCGACGGCCGCGGGTGGCGGAGCTGCGCCAGGAGTGTCACGCGTGACAGCGATCATCCCATTTTGTGCGGATTGGCTGCGCAACCTGAAGTACCGGTTTCATCGCCGCTGCGTCGCGCCTTTGATGGCGACCTGCCGGGTTTGCGGAAAGTCTGATGAAGTCGCGATGTACGACCCCCGCGGCCTTTGGGCCTATTTCGTCCGTCGCACCTGGTGCCCGGAGCACTGCCCCGACCACGACTATGTCTACAGCCCGTGGGACGGGCATTATTGCGACAACTGCGGCAAGGAGCCGGAACCCGAATGGTTCTGGGACAGGGACTGATTGATGGCCACAGCCGCAGCCGCCGTCTCTCGTTTCATCGACGACCAGGCCGCCACCAGATCTGCGAAGGATCAGCTTCGGGCGATCGTCGAGCGGATCGAGCGCCTCGAGGAGGAGAAGAAGACGCTGACCGACGACATCCGCGACGTCTATGCCGAGGCCAAGGGCAACGGCTTCGACGTGAAGGCGCTGCGCACCATCGTGCGGATGCGCAAGCAGGACGCCAACGAGCGGGCCGAGCAGGAGACGATCCTGGAAACCTACATGGCCGCGCTGGGGATGCTGTGATGGCTGATTATCCGATCATCTTCTCGGCGCCGATGGTTTGCGCGCTGCTCGACGGCCGCAAGACGATGACGCGCCGGATCGCGTGGCGCGAAAGTAAGCGGCAAGCTGGCGTGTTCTCCGATCCGAAGGATCGAGAGGCTCGGCCATCGCCTTGGCAGAAGGTCCGGCCCGGCGATCGGCTGTGGGTGCGGGAGAACTTCGCGCGTGTCGGCACGACTGATCCCGGGTTCTTTGTGAGGCAGGCGGACTATCCGGATTGCGCAAGCCAATATGGTTTCGATGGTGTCCCACCACCCAAGGAGGTTGGCTACAAGTGGACGCCCAGCATCCACATGCCGCGCCGGCTGTCTCGTCTCACGCTGATCGTTACCGCTGCGAAGATCGAGCGGCTCCAGGCGATCAATAAGGAAGATGTTATTTCAGAAGGTGTTACAGAGCGCGACGGGTTTCCGATCAAGGATGTTTTTGCCGGTTGGCATGAACCTTTCGCGGCGCTCTGGTGCAGCCTTCACGGCTCCGATGCTTGGGACGCGAATCCCGAGGTTGTCGCGCTGAGCTTCCGTGTGGTCCGCGGGAACATCGATAGCACCGAGGCGCTGGCGGCGTGACCACTTCCGGCGTCGAGCGGCCGACCTTCTGCGACGACTGGCGCTGCCCTGCGCGGGTGAGCTGCACGCGGCATTTCGGACGATCGCAAGAGTACGCCTCGATGTCCGAGCCTCCGGCTGGCCGATCTCGCCACAGGGCCGGGCATGGAGCCGGTACCATCTACTGCCGCAGCAAGTGCGATCATTGCAGCCATTACGAGCTGGATCAGCCCCTGGAATGGCTGATGCTGCTGGAGGGGCAGGTTACCCATTACGGGAGGTTTCGCGCGTAAGTGATTGCGTTTGCGAAATCTTCAACTCGGGGTATGATGCGCTTCGTTCGCCGGATGCGATCGGTGCGAGGTTGAATGCCTTACCTGTTGTGCCAGGCCGGTGACATCGTCTTTGTGCGGGCGCGGGTGCTGGTCGCCGCAAGCGATGCCTTTCAGATCCGCATCGAGCACTTCCCGGAATACGCGTTCACGACCTGGGCGCCGCCGTCCGAGATTGCCCGGTTCGAAGACATCCCGCGGCTTCGGCCGCTGCGGGCGTTCCCGTAAGCCCGTTAACCAGATCCTTATCGCCTCTGCATAACCCTTATCAGGCAAGGGGTTATGGTGATGCGTTCGCGTGCCTGTTTCACAGCCGCAGTTCCGGGGCTCGCGTGACGCGCCGGTGGAAGACGCCCGGCCGCGGATCGATCCATCGCCGGCCCGAACGGGTGCGCTTCACCGGCCAACTCGACGACGAGACCTTTGCCGAGGTGCGCAGCCGCGCGATCGCCGCCGGCGTGAGCATTGCCGAGAAGGTGCGCCAACTGGTCGAATTCGGGCTGGAGGACGAGCGACGTGACGAATCCGCTTCCGCGGGCTGAAGCCTGGCTCTGCGCCATCATCGACCCCCTGAACCCGCTCACCACGGTCCGGCGCCTGCAGGACGAGTTGGGACTGGCGCCCTACCTGCCGATGGAATGGAAGAGCGTGGCGGCCGGGCGCGGGCGCCGCCGCGAGGTGCAGGTGCCGCTGCTGATCGGCTACCTGCTGCTGCCCGAGGCCGGCGGGCTCGCCCATGGGCGCTATGGCGACGTGTTGGCCACGCGCGGCGTGCGAGGGCTGCTGCACTATGCCGGCTCGCAGGCGCCCGCGCGGTTATCGGACGCGACGGTGGAGCGGCTGAGGGCCGAGGAGCGGGCGGCCGACAACAAGCGCCAGATGCGCCTCCTGGCGGCCGGCAGGGGCGAGTGGCAGCCCGGCGATGAGGTGTGGGCCGAGATCCTGCCCGGCCGCTCGCTGCTGGCACGGATCAGCGCCGAGAAGGCGCCGCGGGGCCGGATCGCGATTCTGCTCGGCGAGGAGGTGCTCGGCCGGCGCGCGTTCGCCGTCGAACCCAAGCAATTGCAGCGCGTCGCCGTGTGATGCACATGCCGCCCGGGTGACTGCATGATGTGCCTCACATGAACGCGCCGCAAGCCGGCGCGGGCCCGGCTCGATCGAGGCGATCACAAGCCGACGTCGCCGGCGCGGTGCTCAGACCACCGCCATGATCCGGACCCTCAGAAGGTTCGCTGGGCGCGAAGCGCGTCCGTATCGTTTCAGGTTGAGCCGCCGAGAGGCGGCACAAGGGCAGCTCGCGGGGCGCGGGGAGTTGCGATCGCGGCGGATGTACCCGCGGGACGGATGGGAGCCCACCACCAAGCATTCTGTTCAGTTTAACCCCTCGCGTTAAGTCAGGGAGACGCCCTCATTTGAGTGGGAGAAAACTGACATGGCCACCGAGCTCGTCGATCCGATGGCCTCGGTGCGGGCCTATCTGGCCGCGGAAAAGTCGTCCAGCACGCGGCGCGCCTATGCGTCTGATTGGGCTGATTTTTCGACATGGTGTGGGCTAGTTTCCGTCGAGTCGATGCCGGCTAGTCCGGTCGACGTCGCCCGCTACCTGGCGCAGCTTGCCGACGGCGGCCGCAAGGTCGCCACGATCGAGCGGCGGGTGGCGGCGATCCGGTACGTGCACAAGGCGGCAGGCTTCGAGCCGCCGACCGGCGCCGAGGGCGTCAAGGCGGTGATGCGCGGAATCCGCCGGGCCAAGGGCGAGGCGCAGACCCGCAAGGCGCCGGCCACCGCCGAGGTGTTGTCAAAAGCGCTGGAGAGGTTGACAGACAGCCTCACGGACTTACGCGATCGTGCGCTTCTGGTTGTCGGGTTCGCCGGCGCGCTGCGCCGATCCGAGCTGGTGGCGTTGCAGGTTTCCGACCTGCAGATGCACCGGAAGGGCATGTTGTTGCAGATCCGGCGCTCGAAGACCGATCAGGATGGCGCCGGCGTGCAACTGCCGATTCCCCGCGGCGGGCACCTGAAGCCGGTGGCGGCGCTGGAGGCGTGGCTCGCGGCCGCCGGCATCACCGAGGGGCCGCTGTTTCGCGAGATCGACCGGCACGGCCATGTCGGCACCGCGGCCCTGTCCGATCGGTCAGTTGCGCGGATCGTCAAGAAGGTGATGGGCGCCGCCGGCTTCGATGCCGCGCTCTACTCGGGGCATTCGATGCGCGCCGGCTTCGTCACGTCCTCGCTCGAGCACGGCGCCGACGTCTTCAAGATCATGCGGCAGACGCGCCACGCCAAGGTCGACACCGTGAAGGCCTACGACCGGCGGGGGCAGGACTTCGACGATCACGCGGGCGGGGAGTTCTTGTGATGGCAGATGCCGCGGCGATCCGAACGGTCGCGCAAGCGATGGCGCCCCAGAAGTCGGAGGGGAGGTTTGGCCTGCTGGATACTTGGCCGGCGAGGTTGGCAAAGGAGATCTATGCCGCCATCACGCTGCCGGGCGATGTCTATCAGGGCAAGGCGTCAATGTGGGGAGAGGATGGGCGGACGAGCCTGGAGGCCATCAATCGTTCCGCTGATCTGGCTGGAACCGTGATGGGAAGCACGTTCGGTGCGCCGGCCGGGGCATTGGGTGCCGGCTTCGTGAGGCGTACGCGAGGCGCGACGCCCTACAACGACGTCGGGCACATGATGTTCGTTGCCGACAAGAAGCTCAACGATATTGAGCACTACGGAAATAATCTCTGGCATTTCGATACGGAGAGCGTCCCGGTTGGCCAATTGATGCACGCCGACAGCCCGGACTTCAGAAGGGGCCTGTATCGCGCGCTTCGGTCTGATTACGGCCGCGCGGAGGCGAGAGCGCTGGTCGATGAGGCGAACCCGCAGCGGATCGTCGACAGCGCAGGGTTGTGGGACAACCTAGATCTCACGGCGAAGGCCTGGAATGACTTCTTGAATAGCAAGAACATCCGCGCCGTGCAGACCGCCGATGGAGCAATCGTGTTTGATCCCTCGCTGGTACGCAAGGTCGCTGAGTGATGCTGGCCCGCCGGGACGGCTTTCGAGATGCTGAGCCTGTAAACCCAATCAAAAGCGATGGAGGCACCACAAATTATTGGAGGCTGCGGGTCCGGCGCAGCCGCAAAGCATCTACCAAACTGATTCACTCTACCGGTTTGCCGAGCGCTCCGAAAGAGGCGAGTGCCAGGTGCAGCAGTCTCGGATAGCGGAAGCCGCGCCCCTGTTCGATGCCCTCGAGGGTCCGCAATGGGATGTCCAGAAGCTCGGCCGCGCGATTGAGTGGGATATTTCCGCGCCACTCCTTGACGGCCGCGGCAAGGGCTTCGGGTCCGTTCTCCGGGGATTTTTTGACTTCGCGCGTGTCCATCGCGCGCAACGACTTTTCGGCCGCTTCCTGGTCGATGTTACGCACCGAACCATTGACCTGCAGCACGACATAGCGACCGTTCCGAAGCTGCGCGAGCCATCCGAAGTCGTAGATCACGGCGCTGTGCGTGCTGTTGTCGATTTCGGCGATCAGTTTGAAACCCTTCTTCTCGGGGCCGAGCGGTCCATTTCTAATCAGTTCGAGCGATCGGGACGTGCCCAATGGTTGCAGAAAAAGATCGTCCGCGGTGACCCCTTGGCGTACGAGCCGCCGGGGGGGCATCAGCGCACCAGCTCCAGCGGAATGATGGTGCCGTTACCCGCGAGCACGGGCGCGCCGGCATCGGCAGTCACCTCGTAGTGGTTGTCCGTGGCGTCGTAGACCGCCAGATTGCCGCCCATGCTGCGCGCCACCCGAAACCCTTTGGGGAGCTCGGCCACCGCAGCGTAGTCGCCGCGATACTCGTCGGCCGGAACGTCGGAAAGCGACCAATCGTCAGCAATGTTGGCGAAACCCGAGTGCAGTTTGTGGATGGTGATTTTGGTCATGGTTTTTCTCCTGGCCTCGACATCCGGGAGGTTGCGGATCAGCCCGTGCTGACAGCCAACATTACGCACCGCGCGTATATACAAATCAACAGAAGAATACGCAAAGTGCGCATAATTTCGACGATCACGCGGGCGGGGAGTTCTTGTGAGGAGTAATCGATGCCGAAATTTCGCAAAAAGCCCGTTGTAATTGAGGCGGTGCAGTTTTTCGACGGCGCTCAACCCGGTGAGCTTGCGGCCGACGCAAACGCAGGTCGACTCCGCTACACGGAAGAGGGGACGGCGCTGATCCAGACACTCGAAGGCGTCATGGAGGCGCGCTCCGGGGACTGGATCATCCGCGGCGTGAAGGGCGAGCTGTACCCCTGCAAGCCGGACATCTTCGCCGCGACATACGAGGCGGCGGACTAGTCGTCTCGCGTCCGATAACCGCGCTTCACGGACACCAGGATTGAGGGCTTCATGATCCAGATTCCGCTCAGCCAGATCCCGTCGGCCGAGGAATTCGAGGCGGCGGTCGAGGCCTACCGCGCGGCGCTCGAGGCGCATCGGTCGGGTCCGCCCGGCGTGCCGCAACCGCGAACGGCCGAGCTGGTCGAGGCTGTGATCGGCCGCGAGCCTGATGACCATCCGGTGGTCGCGCAACGCGCGCCGGATCGAATCGTCGTGCTGCCATACGAGATCGTCGACGACCGGCCGCTGCCGCCGGAAGTGCCGGTCATGCCGCTCGAGCAGCGGAAGGCGGCGCTGATGATGGAGTTGCAGCGCGCTGCGCAGGATGCCGCCGCCGCGGTATTGTCGCCGGCCCGGGCGCGGCTTTTGAGCTTCGACGCCACCGAGGCGATGAGCGTGCCGGAAGAGGCGAGGACGCCGGCTCAGGTGGCTGCGATTGACGCCTGGTCCGGCTTCAATAGCGCGATGCACGATATTCGGCGGCGGACCACCGAAATCGAGGTTGTGATCGAGGATCTCACCGAGGCCTCGATCGGCGGATTTTCGCTTCCGCAATTCTGATTTGCGGAAGATCCGGAGCCAGGGAGCGCGGGCTCAGACCCCGCGGAACCGATGCCGATTCTCGACAACGCCCGACACGAGAAATACGCGCAGGAGTTGGCGAAAGGCGCTTCGCAGAGTGATGCCTACGTGGCCGCCGGCTATGCTCGCAACGACAGTCACGCGTCGCGTTTGGCCCGCAATGGTAAGGTGGCGGCGCGCGTCGCCGAACTTCAGGCCGCGGGGGCCGACGAAGCTGAATTGACCATCGCCGCGGTGCTCGAGGAGCTGAAGAGGATCGCGTTTGCTCCGATGCCGGACGAGTTCGTGCGCGCGTGCGACAAGCGTGCGGCGCTGGTCGATATCGGCAACCACCTCGGGATGTTCAAGAGCAAGGTCGAGCTCACCGGGAAGGACGGGGCCAGCCTGGTGCCGATCGTGACGATCAATGGCGCGCCTTCCGGCGCCGGCTGACGCGGAGATCAGGGCGGAGCTGCATCCCAAGCAGCTCCTGGCCTTCAATTCGCCGGCTACCGAGATCCTGTACGGAGGCGCCGCCGGCGGCGGCAAATCGCATCTGATGCGGATTGCCGCGATCGTCTGGTGTGCGATGATCCCGGGCTTGCAGGTCTATCTATTTCGCCGGCTGCGCGACGATCTGATCAAGAACCACATGGAGGGGCCGAACGGGTTTCGGTCGCTGCTCGCCGGCTGGGTGGCGTGCGGGTTCGTCGAGATCATCGAGGACGAGATCAGGTTCTGGAACGGCGCGAAGATCTACCTTTGCCACTGCAAGGACGAGCGGCACCGGTTCAAATATCAGGGTGCCGAGATCCACGTGCTGCTGATCGACGAGCTCACCCACTTCACGGAAGTGATCTATCGGTTCCTGCGTAACCGCGTTCGCATGGTCGGCATCACGCTGCCGGCGCAGTACGTCGGCAAATTCCCGCGGATCATCTGCGGCGCGAACCCCGGCCACATCGGGCACCAGTTCGTCAAGGCAACCTTTATCGACGGCGTGAAGCCGCTCGCGATCTACCGGGCCGCCAACGACGAGGGCGGCATGCTTCGGCAGTACATTCCGGCCCGGCTCGAGGACAATCCCTCGATGGCCGAGCAGGATCCGGGCTACGAGGCCCGGCTCTGCGGCCTCGGATCTGAAGCGCTTGTCCGGGCGATGCGCGACGGCGATTGGGACATCATCGAAGGCGCGTTCTTCGACTGTTTCGACCGCAAGCGGCATGTGATCAAGCCGTTCACGATCCCCAAGCGCTGGCTGCGGTTTCGCGCCGGCGACTGGGGCTCGGCCAAGCCTTTCTCGTTCGGGTGGTACTGCGTCGTCGAGGACGATTTTCTGACGCCGTGCGGGCGCCTGCTGCCGCGCGGCTGCCTGATCCGATACCGCGAATGGTACGGCGTGAAGACCGATGCGCAGGGCAAGTTCAAGCCCAATGTCGGACTGAAGATGTCGAACGACGCGATGGGGCGCGGCGTGCGGCTGCGCGATTACGACGACCGCATCGCCTACGGCAAGCTCGATCCGGCATGCTTTGCCAATGACGGCGGACCGTCGATCGCCGAGCAGATGCAGGCGGGCGGCAAGGGTGCGTCCTTCACGCCGGCGGACAACACCCGCGTCGCTGGGCGTGGCGCGATAGGTGGTTGGTCGCAGATGCGGGATCGAATGATCGGCGACGGCGATGGAAGGCCGATGTTGGTGTTCTTCGACGTCTGCACCCACGCGATACGGACTGTGCCGGCACTGATGCACGACGAGGCTCGGCCAGAGGATCTCGACAGCAGTGCCGAAGACCATGTGGCCGACGAGGTGCGCTACGCGTGCAATTCGCGGCCGTGGGTTCGGGCTCCGGACGAAGCCGCAAAGCCGAAACCGAAGCCCGGCCAAGTCCCGCTCCCGCTGCCGCCGGCGGCGTCGAGTGGACGAAGGATCAAGCTCTGATGATGGATGCCGACTACGACGATGCGAGCGAGCACGAGACCGGCGAGGACCCGGCCGAGGAGGCGCGCGAGCAGGAGGGCGGCCGCAGGCTGTCGTCGTCGCGGGGCTGGCTGGAGCTGATCAGCTACGCCGAGACGAAGTTCGCTGACTATCAGCGGGTTTCCGACCGCGTCGAGAAGCTTTACGCCGATCTGGAGCGGCTCGCCGCAGATGGGCGCGACCGCGAATTCCAGATGTTCTGGGCCAACGTTCAGGTGCTCGGCCCGAGCATCTATTCGCGGCCGCCTGTGCCGGTTGTGGTGACGGCATTCAAGGATCGCAAGGCGGTGCCGCGCGCCGCGGCCGAGCTGCTCGAGCGGACCGCGATCGCGGCTTTCCGTGGCGCGCGCATCGGCGACCTGATGATGTCGGTGCGCAACGGCCTGGTGGTCGGCGCCCGCGGGCAGGCCTGGGCTCGTTACGATGCCAAGGCCGACGAAAAGACCGACAAGGCGAAGGTCCAGGAGAAGGTCTGTCTGGAAGCCGTCCACCGCCGCGACTTCCTGCACGACCTGGCGCGGGACTGGTCCGAGGTGGACTGGGTCGGCAAGCGCTCCTGGCTGACGAAGCTGGAGATGCGCAAGCGCTTCAAGCCGGTCTCGGGTGATGCCTACCAGCAGGCGGCCTATGCGGTGCGCCAGCAGCAGGGCGATGCCGAGGCCGACGACGGCAAAGCCAAGGCCGGCGTCTGGGAGATCTGGTGCAAGTCCCGCAACAAGGTGGTCTGGGTTGCCGAGGGCTGCGACCTGGTGCTCGACGAGGACGAGCCGCATCTGCAGCTCGAGGGGTTTTTCCCGTGCCCGCGGCCGGCCTATGGGACGTTGCAGCCGGGCAGCCTGATCCCGGTCCCCGACTACGCGCAGTACAAGGACCAGCTCGAAGAGATCAACGAGCTGACGGGGCGGATCTCAGCGCTGTGCCAGGCGGTGCGCGTCCGCGGCTTCTATCCGGCCGGCGCCGGCGACCTTGGCGATGCGATCGATACCGCCGTCAATTCGGTTGACGACGGCCAGATCCTGGTTCCGGTGTCGAACTGGTCGCTGCTCGGCAATGGCTCGCCGAAAGACACGATCGTCTGGCTGCCGCTGGATCAGGTCGTGTCGACCATCAAGGAGCTGGTCGGCATGCGCCGGCAGCTCATCGATGACGTCTATCAGATCACCGGTCTGTCGGACATCATGCGCGGCTCGACGGTGGCGAGCGAGACGCTCGGTGCGCAGAAGCTGAAAAGCCAGTACGGATCGGTGCGGATCCGCGACAAGCAGGAAGAGCTGGTTCGGTTCGCGCGCGATCTGACGGCGATCGTCGCCGAGATCGCTGCCGAGAACTTTGCGCCGCAGACGCTGCTGGACATGTCCCAGCTCGACCTGCCGACGGCTGCCGTGATCTCAAGCCAGAAGGCGCCGATCGAGGAGCAGATCAGGCAGATTCTGCAGCAGGTCGAGGCGGCGCGATCCAACCCGCAGGCGGCCGCAGCCGCGCAGGCAGCCCCGGACCAAGCGCAGGCGATGATCGAGCAGGCCCGCCAGCAGGTCGAAGGCCTGCGCGGGCAGCTCCGCAAGCTGGACGAGGTCGCGACCGTCGAGAAGGTGATGGCTTTGCTGCGCGAGCGGCGGCTGCGACCATTCATCCTGGACATCGAGACGGACTCGACGATCCAGCCCGACGAGGACGCCAACAAGCAGCGCGCCACCGAGTTCGTCACCGCAGTGGGCAGTTTCATGCAGACCACGTTGCCGCTGCTGCAGCAGGTGCCGCAGGCTGCTCCGCTCGCAGCCGAGATGCTGAAATTCGTTGCCAGCCAGTTCCGCGCCGGCCGGCAGCTCGAGGGGGCGATCGAGGAGTTCGCCGACAAGATGGTAGAGGTCGCGAGCCAGCCGAAGCCGCCCGATCCGCGCCAGGCCGAGGCACAGGCGAAGGCTGCGGCCGATCAGGTCGCTCAACAGAAAGCGATGGCCGATGCCGCCAAGACCAAGGCGGAGGCCGAGGCGAAGGCGCTCGAGGCGCAAACCAAGGCTGCCGACGCCGAGAGCCAGCGCATGATCGCCGAGCAGCAGCAGATCGATGCCAGCGAGGCCGGGCGGATCGAGCGCGAGGGCAAGATCGCGCTGACCGACAGGCAGATCGCGCTGATGGAAGCGAAGCGGGCCGAAGAGGCCGAGCGGCACCTGCAGGCGCTCGACAAGGGCCGCCTCGAGCTGGAGCTGTTGGCCGTCAACATCGCGCGGGCTCGCGAGCCGCGGCCGGCGCCGGATCAGAGCATGGGGGCGTAATGGGTGCATATCAGGAGAACTACGGCGCAATCGACTGGTCGAAAGAGATCCCGATGCCGCGGCGTGCGCGGCCCGACGTCACCGCCCAGCGATCGGATTTTCCGTGTCCCCGGATCGCCAGCGACGTCATGGAGCCGGTGCAGTCGCAGCTCGACGGCAAGATCTACGATTCCAAGTCTGCGCTGCGCCGGACATATCGCGCCGCCGGCGTCATCGAGGTCGGCAACGATCCGGCCCGGTTGAAGCCGCGCAAGCGTCAGAAGGTCGACGACAAGGCGATCGCAGAGGCGGTCGATAAGGCTGCCGCCCGCGTCGAGCGCGGCGAGCGGTCGCTTTACCCCGGCAAATAACCAGCATTCGGCCGCGGCGAGCGGATCTCTCGCCAGCATCCTCTCAGACAGGACATCTCATGGACATCGATACCGGTGGCGCCGCCGCGCCGACTGAGCCCGTTGACGCGCCCGTTGCGGAGGAGGTGGTTTCGCCGCCGAACCCGATCTCGACCGAGAGCGACAGCGAGGCGGCGCCCGAGCCCAAGGGTAAGACGCCCTCGATCGACGAAGCGCTCGATCGCGCCGCCGCGAAGGTCGAGGCGAAGGCCAAGGCCAAAGGTGAGAGCGAGGGCGACCAGCCTGCCGAGGCGGGTAAGCCGGCTCGGGCCGAAGACGGGCGGTTCGCCGCGAAGGAAGCCACGCCGAAGGACGGCGCCAAGGACGACAAGGCGCCGAAGGATGCGGCCAAGCCTGAGCCGAAGAGCGACGACCAGGCTGCCGCTAAACCGCCCGGCGAGGCGGCCCAGAACGGCGACCAGACGTCCAAGCCTCCCGCCGCCGATCCCGCCAAACACCCGGCGCCGGCGCGGTTTTCGACCGACGCCAAGGCTGTCTGGGACGCGGCGCCCGAGCCTGTGCGCGCCGAGGTCGCGCGGATGGAGCGCGAGCTCTCGGCCGGCATCGAGAAGTACCGCACCCGCGCCGAGCGCGACGAGCAGCTCGAAGAGTTTCATCAGCTCGCGAGCCGGTCCGGCACCGACGTCAAGACGGCGCTGACGAAGTACACCAATATGGAGACGCTGCTTCGCCAGAACCCGCTGCGCGGCCTGGAGGAGGTGTGCGCCAACATTGGCGTGTCTCTCAAGGACGTGGCGCAGATCGTGCTCGGTCAGACCCCGAACCAGGAGCGCAGTCAGGCCGAGGCGACCATCCGTGACCTGCGCAACCAAGTCGCGGGGCTGCAGCAGCAGATCGCCGGCGTAACCGATCGGTTCGTGCAGCAGGATCAGCGCGCGATCGAAGCGCGTGTCGCCGAATGGGCGGCCGACAAGCCGCTTTTCGAAGTGCTGGCCCCCCACATCGCCGAGGAGATGAAGGCGAGCGGCGGCCGCGATCTCGATCAGGCCTATCAGGCGGTGCTGCAGAAGCACCCGCAGCTCGCAGCTCTCGCGAGCCCGCCGCCGGCGGCAGACCCGGCGACCATCAAGCCGGCGGCCTCAGAAGCCCCGGCCGCTCCGGATCCCGAGGCTCAAACCCGGAAGGGATCGAAGTCCATCACCGGCGCTCCCAGCGCGGGCTTAACCCCCGGTGCGAAACGGCGCCTTCCGTCCATCGACGAAGCCATCGATGCGGCTTTTGCCGCACGGGGCTGATCGTGACATCTGGAGGGTCCTTCCGTGACCTCTTTGACTGCAGTTGAAAAGAACCAGGAGGTTCTGTCTCTGGCCCTCGAGCAGCGCTCGCCGGGCTATCAGGATCTCGTCTCGAACTCCAATGCGCTGCTGGCGGTGCTGAAGCGCAAGGGTCTGTGGCAGCCTTATTCGGGCCCGAAGATCCGGCAGCGCCTGCTCTACAACAAGACCGGTTCGGCGGTCTGGTACAACGGGTTCGACTATCTGAACCCGAAGCCGGCCGAGCTGTTCAACGACGCCGAGTACACGCCGAAGATGCTCGCCGTCGCGGTGGTGCTGTCGAACGAGGAGATCCTCAACAACCAGGGCACGGGCCAGCTCAAGGACGTCATGAAGGCGCACATCTCCGCTGCGGAGATGGAGCTCGAGGACGTCACCGACGCGTCGATCCACTCCAACGGCTCGGGTTTCGGCGGCAAGGAGCTGGGCGGCCTGCAGCTCGCCATTCCGACGGTGGTCAATACCGGCACCTATGGCGGCATCAGTCGCGCCGACAACGCGATCTGGCGGACCTCGGCGTTCGACGTGCAGTCGTTCGACAGCACGATTGGCACCCAGGTGTCGGCCACCACGATCCGGAAGTTCTGGAACAAGATCATGACTCAGCGGTCGCGCGGCAAGCGCGGCGCCGATCTGCTGCTCTGCTCGGCCGAGCACTACGCTGCTTACGACGAGGCGACGGTCGCGATCCAGCGGATCAACGACGAAACCGGCCTCGGCAAGCTCGGCTTCCAGTCGCTGAAGTATTTCGGCGCCGGTCGAACGGCCGAGATCGTCCAGGACGGCGGCCTGGGCTCCAACATGCCGTCGAACACCACCTACGGCATCGACACGTCGAGCCTGCGCATGCGCTATCACCCGGAGCGCAACTTCTCCAAGATCGGCACCGCGATGATGCCGATCAACCAGGACGCGGTGGTCCAGTACATCGGCCTCATGGGCGAACTGACCATGGAAAATCCGCTGTTCAATTGGAAGCTGTACGACAGCAACCCGGCGGCCTGAAACCGGCCCGCGGCGGCCGCGCGCAACGCCGGCCGCCGCTCATCCCGTCACTCTCCCGATCAGATCAACCGCGTGAGGAGATTCGCGCATGTCCAACTATGTTCCTGTGGAAGCGGGCCTCGGCTTTCCGCCGATCGCCTCCACCAACGTGTCGTCCAACATCGCCGGCCGCTTCGTGCCGGGCCCGTGGCTCGGCCGCACCGTTCAGGCGCGCGACGAAACCTACGGCAACGGCGAGTTCATCTTTCTGAAGGGCTGTGCCGATACGGCGGTCGGCTCGGTCGTGCTGTACAACCCCGACGACTGGTCGACCTCGCTGCTCGCGGCCAACGACATCGGCCAGGTCGCGGTGGCGATGTCCGCCAACGTCGCCAATCAGTATGGCTGGTATCAGATCCGCGGCAAGGCCGTGGTCAAGGCCGGCACGGTCGCCGACAACGGCAACGTCTATTCGACCGCGACGGCTGGCACGGTCGACGACGCCGTGGTGGCGGGTGACCGCGTCAAGAACGCCAAGTTCGCCTCTGCGGACGGCACTCCCGCAGCCGGCCTCGCCGAATGCGAGATCAACTACCCGTTCGTCGACGATAACGTTGCAGCGTAAGGACCGTCAGTCATGGACCTCGAAGACCTGGAGCCTCACTTCGACCAGATGATCGCGATCTATCGCGACATCGCCAATCACGACTACGGCGCTTTCGTGACTGAAGCGCTGGTGACGCAGTTGCACGCCAAGATTGGCGATGTTGTTGCGGCTATCGACGCCCTCGAAGCCTCCTAACCAAGGCTGTTCATCATTGCGCCGCTGCGGCAAGTCCGCAACGGCGCCTCCCCGCACTCCCTCAGACGGAAAGGTCAATCCCTTGCCCAAGCTCGAAGAAGTCACGAAATCAGACGCGCTCACCGTCGCCACCTTCAAGACGCACTCGGTGAAGAACGAGGCGGCCTCGGCCAAGGCCGGCCGGCCGATCTACGACGACATGGAGGTGTGCGAGCTGCGCTACCCCGGCAACAGGGAGACGGTCGGCGTCTTTCCGGCCCACGAGGCTTTCGGCTGGCGTGAGGACCCGCAGAGCGGCGAGCGCGAGCAGCTCACCTACGCGCTGGCCTATCCGGACCAGTATCACAAGTTCAAGCTCGGCGAGGCGCAGGTGCAGTCCGGCACGCCGCTCGCGGAATTGCCGTTCCTGACGCAAGGCAAGCGGCTGGAGCTGAAAGCGCTCAACATCCACACCGCCGAGGCGCTCGCCGCGCTCGACGGCAAGCCGCTCAAGATGCTCGGGCAGGGCGGCCGCGACCTGAAGGACCAGGCGCAGGTCTATCTGGACAACGCCGCAGGCTCCGCCGACGTCGTCGCACTCGCCGAGCAGAACGCTGCCCTGAAGCGCGAGATCGAGGCGCTCAAGCGCGGTCTGGCGCCGGCCGAGACCGATGGTGATGACGAGGTCGAAGACCGCGACGCCGGCGGCGAATCGGGCGACGAGACCTCGCCGTTCGCGGCGATGGACGACATCGACATTGCCAACTGGCTGGAGCAGGCGACCGGCAAGCGGCCGCCCGCCAACATCAAGCGTGCGACGCTGATCAAGCGTGCCGATGAGGCGAATGCGACGCTGGCCAAGGACAGCGAGGCAGCGTGACCGTCCTCGCCGCAGCGCAGGCGGCCGGGCTCAGGCTGCTGGGGGTGAAGCCCATCAGCCTCTTCTCGGCGCCCGACCAGGTCGCCCAGGAACTGGCGGATCTCGCCGGCGACGTCGCGGCTGACATTGTCGGCGCGCACGACTGGCAGGCGCTGAAGGAGCTCGCCGAGCTCGCCGGCGACGGCGCCACGATTGCGCTCGATCTTCCGGCGGATTTCGGGCGGATGGTGAAGGACCCCAAGATCCACTCGAAGCGCTATCCGCTGACCGACTTCTGCGCGGCCGCAGACGAGGATGACTGGTTGCGCCTGGCCGACCTCGGCTTTGCGGCCACGCCGGGCACTTGGATCATGCTGGGCGGCAAGCTGAACGTCTATCCGGCGATGCCGGTCGGCGAAGCGGCCAGGTTCTACTACATCCGGTCGCGCCCTGTGCGATCGGCCGCGGGTGAGCGGAAGGCGAGCTTTACCGAGGATACCGACGAGTTCTTTCTGGCGCAGCGGCTGCTCGAGCTCGGATTGATCTGGCGGTGGCGGGCGCAGAAGCGCATGGAGTACGCCGAGGATCTGGCGAATTACGAGAAGGCGCTCGAGAGCGCGGTCGCGGCCGACAAGGGAGGAAAGCTCCTGAAGCCGCGCCGGCGTGCGCGGATCGGTGACGCCAGCAGGCCGGTCTATCCCGGCGCGATCGTGCGGTGATGCGCAGGCCGGCCGCGCAGACCATGCGGAAGCCGCGGATCGCGCGGACGGAGACGTTTCCGGCCGCGGTCGGCGGCTGGATCAAGAACGTCAATCTGGCGACCCCTGACGCCCGGATGCCGGACGGCAGCAAAGTCCAGGGCGCATTCGTCCTCGACAACTTCTTCCCGGAGGCGACCGGCCTTCGCATGCGCCGCGGCTCCGAGAGCTACGCGCAGGTCGGCGCCGACGGCAGTCAGCCGGTGCTGTCGCTCTTCAGCTACATCAACGGCGCGAACGCCAAGCTGTTCGCCGCGACCGCGACGGACATCTACGATGTCAGCAGCCCCGCAATCCCGGAGAACGAGCTGCTCGGCGACGAAAATGGCGTCGTGTTCGTCGATGAGGACGGCAGCTCATTGCTGTCCCGTCTCTCGGTGCCGACGCCGGCGGTGGTGGAGCTGACCGGCGGCAACTGGGTGGCGGTGCAGTTCGCGACGCCCGGCGGCGTCTTCCTCCGCGCGGTCAACGGCGTCGACGCCCCGCTGGTGTTCGATGGCTCGGACTGGGCCGAGACCCCGGCGATCACCGGGGTCGATGCCGCCTCGCTTTCGCATGTCTGGCTTCACCAGCGGCGCTTGTTCTTCGTGAAGGGCGGCTCGCTCAGCGCCTACTATCTGCCGGCCGACAGCATCGGTGGCGCGGCGGTCGAGATCCCGCTCGGCGGGGTGTTCAAGCGCGGCGGATCCTTGCTGTTCGGCGCGTCGTGGTCGCTGGAGACCGACAATCTGTCGGAACAATGCGTTTTCGTGACCACCGAGGGGGAGGTTGCGGTCTATCAGGGTACAGACCCCTCGAGCGCTTCGACCTGGGCCAAGGTCGGAACCTACAGGATCGGTCGGCCGCTCGGACCGAAGGCGATCATTCCCGCCGGCGGCGATCTCGTGATCGGCACCGATATGGGGTTCGTGCCGCTCAGTCAGGCGGTCCAGCGCGACATCTCGGCGCTGTCGCCGGCGGCGATCTCCTACCCGATCGAGACCGCATGGAACGAGACGGTGGAGGCAACTGCCGCATCCGGAGCGTGGCACTGCGAGGTCTGGCCGACGAAGCACATGGCGATAGTCGCGCCGCCGACTCCGGTCGTGGGGTTCCCCCAGGTATTCGTGGCAAATGCCAGGACCGGGGCTTGGGGGCGCTATACCGGTTGGAAGGCTCGGTGCCTGGGCCTGTTCCGCGATCGCGCGTTCTTCGGCTCCGATCAGGGACTGGTGATCGAGGCCGAGGTGAGCGGAGCCGACCGCGGGCGCCCGTACACCGCGGTGTGGGTGCCGCTGTTCGAAACCTTCAAGGCGCCGGCTTCGCTGAAAACCGCCGGATTGATGCGCGCCACTGTGCAGGCGGCCTCCGAGGTCGTTCCGCGACTGTCGCTCCAGGCGGACTACAACGTCAATCTTCCGACGCCGCCGGACGATGCCGGCGCGGTCGCGAGCAACACGTGGGGCGCTGCGATCTGGGGGGTGAGCCTGTGGAGCGAGCCATCGGGCAGGAAGGTGTTTCAGCGCTGGCAGTCGGTCGGCGGGCGCGGCTATGCGATCGCGCCGGGCCTGCAGATCACCAGCGGCAAGGCATCGCCGCCCGACGTCGATGTCATCAAGGTCGAAATCACCTACGACCAGGGCGATGTCGGGTCATGATCGTGACCGATGATCGCGTGGCGCGTTTCGTCGGCGAGCGATGCGGGACCATTGTCTATCCGCCGTTCACCTGCATGGGTGTCGAGCAGGGCGGCCGGATCGTCGCCGGCGTGGTGTTCAACTGCTTCACCGGCCACGACGTCCACGTGACCGTCGCCGGCGATCGTGGCGCCTTCTCGCGGGCATTCATGCGCGCGGTCGGCCGCTACGTGTTCGATCAGCTTGGCTGCCTGCGGATGAGTGCGACCACCGAGCAGCATGCGGTGATCTCGATCGCGCACCGGCTCGGCGCGCGAACCGAAGGCATCAAGCGGGATCATTTCGGCCCGGGGCGGGGCGGCGTGCTGCTCGGCATCGTCAAGAGCGATTGGAGGCTTTAGGCATGGATACTCCGGAACCGCCCGCCGCACCCGATCCGGTGAAGACCGCCGAGGCGCAGGGGCAAATGAATCTGACGACGGGTGTTCAGCAGCAACTGCTGAACATGGTCGATCAGGTGACCCCGACCGGGTCGCTCACCTACAGCCAAAACGGAACGACGAGTTTCGTCGGCGCCGACGGCAAGACCTATACGGTGCCGCGCTTCACTTCGACACAGACGCTGACGCCGGCGCAGCAGGCGCTGTTGGACCTGTCGAACAAGACGCAAGCCAATCTCGGGCAAATCGGCGTCGACCAATCGGCGAAGATCGGCAGCCTGCTCGGCACGAACCTCAAGCTCGGCAACGAAGCCACCGAGGCGCGGTTGATGGAGCTCGGGTCGGCCCGGCTCGACCCGAAATTCGCGCAGAGCGAGGAGGCGCTGCGGACGCGCCTGGCTAACCAGGGCATCCAGCCCGGCTCGGCGGCCTGGAACGCCGAGATGAAGTCGTTCAGCGAAGGCAAGAACGATGCCTACAACCAGTTGCTGCTGAGCGGCCGGCAGCTCGCGAACACCGAGATCCAGGCCGAGCGGAATGCGCCGATCAACGAGATCACCGCGCTTTTGTCCGGCTCTCAGGTCAGCGCGCCGAACTACAGCTCCACCCCGACCACCGGCGTCGCCGGCACCGACTATGCCGGGATGGTGAGCAACAACTACGGTCAGCAGATGCAGGCCTATAACAACAAGCTCCAGAGCAACAACGCTGCGATGGGGGGGATGTTCGGGCTCGCGGGCACGCTCGGCGCCGCCGGCATGAAGTACGGCCCGACCTGGATGGCGATGTCCGATCGCCGCCTGAAGTCCGACATCGTCGACACCGGTGAAACCTTCGCGGGGTTGCCGGTCTACGAATACACAATCTTCGGGCGCCGCGAGCGCGGCGTGATGGCCGACGAGGTCGAGCAGGTGATGCCCGAGGCGGTGGCGCTGCATCCGTCAGGCTTCAAGATGGTCGACTACGGCAGGCTGCAGGGGGCGATCTGATGGCGCTCGACCCGAATACGCCGTTCGTCTGGGGCGACGGCGGCGCCCAGCTCACGCCAGACCAGATCGCGAGCCGGCGCCGGCTTGCTCAGGAGATGATCGCGCAGGGCACCTCCTACAGCCCGATCGCCTCGCCGTGGCAGGGCGCGGCGCGCGTGGCGCAGGCGCTGCTCGGCGGCTATGATGATGCCCAGGCCGAAAAGCAGGATGCGCAGGCGCGCAAGGATGCGGTGGCGCAGGTCGCCGCGCTGCTCGGCGGCAATGCCGCCGCAGCATCGCCGGCGAGTGCCGCCAGGGCGATGCCCGGACCGCCGTCACTGCCTCTGCCGGCGCAGGCGGCGGGGCCGGCCGACACCAGCAATCGCATCCTGGAGGCGGACGAGCCGAGCCCGCTCGATCCGCCGAGCGGCGCAGACCGGGATCTGGCGATCCGCACGATCATTGCCGAGGCCGGGGATCAGCCGACGGCGGGGCAGACTGCGGTGGCGGCCGTGCTGCGCAACCGCGCCGCTTCGGGACGCTACGGCGGCAACACACTGGAGGGCGTCATTCGCAAGCCTTACGCCTTCGAGCCGTGGAATACGCCCGAGGGGCGCGCCAAGATGGCGGCGATCGCCGAAACCGATCCGCGCTACATCGCGGCCGGGAAGGCGCTCGATGCGGCGTATTTCGGGGAGGATCCGACCGGAGGCGCCACGCATTTCGTGGCTCCGAAGGCGCAGGCCGCACTCGGCCGGCAGATGCCGGCCTGGGCGAGCGGGGCGGGGACGGCGATCGGCGATCATGTGTTCTACTCGCCGGATCGGCAGCCGACCGCGCCCACACTGCAATCGGCGCCCCAGGCCACCGCACCGACGTCGCCGGCGATCGCCGACGTCGCACGCGTCCTTGCCAACCCCTACACGCCGGCGCCGCTCGCCACAATGCTCGCAGCCCAGCTCAAGCCGCGCGAACAGCATGTTCAGGAAACCGACGCGGCCGGTAATGTCTGGGACATCAACAAGCTGACCGGACAGCGCACGGTGGTGCTGAAGGCCGACAAGCCGGAGGCGGCGCCACAGAGCGTGCGCGAGTACGAGTACTACACCAAGAATTTCAAGCCGACCGAAGGTCGGCCCGAACCGATGTCCTACGACACCTGGGCGACCGCCAAGGCGCGCGCCGGCGCGATCAACGTCGGCAACGTCACCACCAACGCCGGCGGCACCGACAAGCAGATCTTCGACAGCATCGAGGAGCGCTGGAAGACGGCGCGCTCGGCGGCCGAGGGCCTCGTCGGACTGCGCAATGCGCGCCAGGCGCTCGACGGCGCCGGCGGCGTCATCACCGGCGCCGGCGCTGACAACCGGTTGGCGCTGCAGAAGATCGGAAACTACCTCGGCGTCACCGATCCGGCTGCGATCGAGAACACCGAGACGTTCCGCGCCGCGATCGCCCCGCAGGTTGCTGCGGTGCTGAAGGCCACGGTCGGCACCAGCCAGATCTCGAACACCGACCGCGCCTTCGCCGAGAAGGCTGCCGGCGGCTCGATCGAGCTCAACGCCGGATCGATCCGGCGACTGCTCGACATCATGGAGAAGGCTTCGGTCGCGAAGCTGCAGGAGTACGACGAGCAGCTCAACGCGATCTATCCCGACCCGGTCGCCAACAAGCGCGAACGCGCCCTGTTCACCGTGAGGGTGCCGCAATCCGGCGCTGTGCCCGCCGGCGCCACCAAGAGCGGCATCAAGTGGAGCGTCGAGTAAATGCCCACGCTCAACATCGAAGGCCGCAAGGTCAAGGTCGACGACAGCTTCCTGGCGCTACCGCCGGAGGAGCAGAACGCGGCGGTGGAGGAGATCGCACGCTCGCTCGGCGGCGGCGAGGCGCAGGCCGCGCCAGCCTCGGCGCCGGCGCCGGCGGTCGAGGCGCCCACCGCCCCCACGCCTGCGGTTCCTGCACCAGCTCCCGCGGCGGCGCCCGACGCCCCGGAACCGTCCACGCTGCGGCGCATCCGTGAGGCGATCAACGCGCCGACGCGGATCCTGGAAAACGGCATCCTGCTGGGCCTCGGCGATCGCGCCCGGGCGGGCATGGATGCGATCATCGGCGCCGGCTCCTATGGCGACAACCTGAAGCGCGAGCAGGCGCAGACCGAAGCCTTCGAGCGGGACAGCCCGGTCGCCGCGCTCGCCTCCGGCTTGGTGGGTGGCGCGGTTGCGCCGATCGGGGCCCTTGGGGCCGCTTCGAAGGGGGCTGACCTCGTCACCAAGTCGCTGCTCGCCGCCGGTGCCGGCGGCGCCATCGGCGGACTTCAGGGCGGCCTGTCGAGCAAGGACTGGACGAACATCCCTCAGACCGCCAAGGACGTGGCCGTCGGCGGTGCTCTCGGCGGAGGTATCGGCCTTGCGCTTCCGGGGGCAGGGCAGGCGATCGGCGCCGGCGTGCGGAGCATCGCCGATGTGCTCCGCGGCAGGGCGGAGGGAATGTCGCGAGCCGCCACCGGGCATCTGACGCGGGCGATCGAGGCTGATGGCGGCCTGCCGGCGATCCGCGGGAAGCTCGACGATCTCGGCCCCGACGCGATGCTGCTCGACGCAGGCCAATCCCTGAAGGGCATGGCGCAGGGCGCCAACCTGCTGGCGCCCGAAGCTCGCGCGATGACTTCGGCGCGGTTGCAGGCGCGCGACGAGGCCACCAATACGCGGATCCGCGGCGACGTCGATCGCATTCTCGGCCCCGGCGAGGATGCGGCCACGGCCACGAAGAACATCCTGGACTATCGCAGCAAGGTCGACGGAATCAACTACCCGCGCGTGCTCGAGGCGGCGCCGAAGGTGAAGATCGCGCCGCTGCTCACCGAGCTCGACGAGGCGATCGCGCAATCGGTCGACCTCGAAAAGAAGGCGCTCACCAATCTGCGCCAGATGCTGGTGCGCGAGCAGACGATGCCGCGGATCGACCCGTGGACCAGAAAGCAGGCCGTAGACGGCCGGGGGCAGCTTGCGTTCGACAAGATCTACGAGAGTCAGGACGATGCCACCGTGCTCCACAAGGCGAAGGTGGCGCTGGATTCGCTGATCGAACATCAGGCCCCCGCTCTCGGCGTGCCGCAGGGCGCGCTGCAGAACCAGCAGAACGCGCTGAAGCACTTCCGCTATCTACTCAACGACGCGCTCGAACAGCAGGTGCGCGGCTATGCCAAGGCCAATGCCGTATCGTCGCGCCTGGCGCGGCGGGCCGACGCGGTCAAGACCGGCACCGGCTATCTCGGCGATCAGAAAACGACGCCGTCGCCGGGGCGCTTCCTGGACGAATTCGAGCAGCTCGAGGCCGGCGAGCGAATCGCGCTCAACAAGGGCTCACGCGCCGAGATCGAGCGACTGATCGGCACGCGCGCCAACAACCTGCTGGGTCTGCGCGATGCGCTGCGCGGCGAGGGATCCTGGAACGCGCAGAAGCTCGCGATCGTGCACGGCGACGACGCGGCGCAGGATCTGCTCGGGACGGTCGACCGCAATGCGCTGTTCCGCGAGAGCTTCAACGACATCGTCCGCAACAGTCAGACGGCGCAGCGGCTGTCGGCCAAGGAAGCGCTGGAGCCGGCGACCTTCAAGCCCGGCGATATCGTCGGCCCGACCTCGACCGGGGTCGGCATGCTCGCCTCGCTGCTGAAGCTCGGCGGCACCAAGGCACTCAATGCGGCGACCGGCGAGCGCACCCTGCAGCGGACCGCCGAGCTGGCGCGGATCCTGTCCGAGCAGGGCGGCGAGCGGGACAAGGCGATCGCGGCAATTGCGGACGCGATGCGCCGACGCGGCCAGAACGGCCGGGTCAGCCGCGGGGCGGTGGACGCTTCGCTTTTGGCTGCAGCCAGCGGGGCAAATTCCCTCGCCGACGTTCAACGGCGTAAGCAATCGGCAAGATAATTAAGGCTTCAAGCGCAAGGGCAACGCCAAGGCCGCCAAGCCCCCACACCTCGTTAACCGAGGTCAGCCCCCATCGCATCAGCGCCACGAAGGCGACGAGCAGGGCAGCGCTGATCAGGATCTCGCCTCGGGTCATGGGGCGGCATCTTTACCCCGATTCCGGTTTTGTTCCAAATTGGTGTGGGCCGGACTGTGGAATAGCTCGCGGACCGACGTCGTTGTCCGTATAAGTGGCGGATTGCTCAAAGCACACGCAGCGATTTCAGGCCGCAGCATGATCCGCCCCCTGGAGACCACGAGATTCTATCTCGCCGCCGCCACGCCGTGGAAAAACTCGGTCCGGACGACGGCGGCCGGATCGGGTTTGCGGTTCTTCACCTCGACCACCGATGTCGTCGGGCGGCACCTTGCAAAATACGGTAGTCACGAGGCTGAGCTGACCGAATGGATCGGCCGCTTTCTGAGCCTCGCCGGTGACGGTATCTTCGTGGACGTCGGGGCCAATATTGGCTGGCATACGGTTCATGCAGCATCCCGGGCGACCCGCGTCGTCGCCTTCGAGCCGGACGCCTACAATGCCTGGCTTCTCGACCTCAACGTGACGGAAAACGGTCTCGACAACGTCATCGTGCAGCAGGCGGCGGTCGGCGGCTCTGACGGCCTGGCGAAATTGCACCGCTACAAGAACTCGAACCGAGGCCGTCATTCGCTGATTGCCAACGGCGGCTGCTCTCGCACCGTCCCGCTCGTCTCGCTCGACACCGCTCTGCAGACTCTCGGCCTGCAGGGCGAGCCGATCAGTCTGATCAAGATCGACGTCGAAGGATTCGAGCCTGCCGTTATCAGCGGGGCTTCAGCGACGCTCGGTCGTACCCGGGCGATCGTCACCGAAATCTCCCCGCGCCTGAGCGCCGCCGGCGGGCTTTCAGTCACTGAAATGGCAGCGCAGCTCGCGCAGATCGGGTTCGCGCCTCGCAGGCTGGTCGGCCAGCACCTTGTCGATACTTCGGTCACCGAAATCGATGGGCAGCTCGACGTCATCTGGATTCGGCCTCACGACATCGGCTGAGCCCCAGCCACCCTCCTTTTCGAAACCTCGAAACTACGATCGAGCCCACGGATTTCCGGGGCGTTTTGCGTTGGAGTAATCAATGCCTTCTGACGCCAATGGCAACTACACGCTTCCGGACGGCTATCTGGCGACCACCGGCACGCCGGTGCAGGTCAGCCAGCACAACCCGCCGCTCGAGGATCTGGCCGACGCGATGAGTGGCCGGCTGCCGAAGAACGGTGCCGCGCCGATGACCGGACCGCTCAGGCTGGTCGCCGGCAGCGAGGGGCAGCCTGGAATTACTTTCGCGGGCGCTCCGGGAACGGGATTCTACAGAAGCTCGGACGGCATCGGCATCAGTGTTGACGGCGCAAGAGTTGCTGAAGTGACGGCCTCTGGCTTGCGTAGGGGCGGGTTTCACGTCGGACAACTGATCCCGACAACCCGGACGTCGGCGATACCGCTGACAGTGCAACCTATTGGACAAATGTTGAGCCGCACCGCCTATGCCGAGCTTTGGGCGGTGGCTCAAGCAGAGATTGCGACAGGCAACGCCTTCTACAGCAACGGCAACGGCACCACCACCTTTGGCATCGGTGACTTGCGCGGCCGAGCGCTCGCCATGGCAGACATTGGGGCGGGGGTCGGTTTTTCCAGTCAGATCGGGGCAAGGGCGGGCGCGTTATCGGCCGCGTTATCGATCAGCCACCTGCCCTGGCACAACCACGGCGGGGCGACCGGAGCGATGGACCGCAACAACCCGCACAGTCATCCCGCATTTTCCGGTCCCGCCATCGCGGTTGGTGGCGGATTCGATACGATCGTGCACAGAACCGACGGGCCACTTTCTCAAACCTACCCGGGATCTCAACCGTCCGACATCAACCATCTGCATCCTATCAATGGCGAAGGTGGTGGAGCTTCCTTCAGCATCCTGCAGCCGACGATGGTCTGCAATTGGCTGCTGTTCACTGGAGTCTGAGCAATGGCCATCGTTCGCCCGAAAGATAAGACCCGCGTCACCTCGCCAGCCTCCGGCGATATTGTGCTGCTGGACGGCGCCTCGGTCCGCTCGATTTTGGTCACAGACTTTCTTTCGACAAGACAGCCTCTCGACGCGACGTTGACGGCGCTGGCCGCCCTCGATGCTAGCGCCGGCTTGCTGGTCGAGACGACAGCCGACAGCTTCGTCAAGCGAGTCCTGACCGGCACCGCCAACGAGATTGCTGTGGCCAACGGGAGTGGATCGGGCGGCAACCCGACGCTGTCGCTCCCTGCTGCGCTGGTATTCACCGGCAAAACGATCGCTGGCGGCACATTCAATGGACCAGCAATCTCGTCACCGACCGGCATCGCGAAGGGCGATGTCGGACTCGGCAATGTCGACAACACCTCGGACGCCACCAAGAATGCCGCAGCCGTAGCGCTGACGAACAAGATCATCAACGCGTCCAACAATACGATCTCGAACTTGACCACATCCATGTTCGCCGCGGGCGTCGTCGACAACGACAGCGCACTGTCCGCCAGCAGCTCCACCCGAATCCCGACGCAAGCTGCGGTGAAGGCTTACGCCGACCAACTGATCGCCGCGAACGACGCGATGGTGTTCAAGGGGGTCATCGACTGCTCGACTAACCCGAACTATCCTGCCGCTGATCGAGGCTGGACCTACAAAGTAAGCGCCCCCGGCAAGATCGGCGGTGCATCCGGCGTGGCTGTCGAAAATGGCGACACTCTGATGTGTCTTAACGATGGAGTCGCCTCGGGCAACCACGCGACCGTCGGCGCGCAGTGGAACATCATGCAGGCCAATCTGGTCGGTGCGGTGACTGGGCCTGCGGCATCGACTTCCGGCAATGTCGCCACCTTCGCCGGCACCGGCGGTACCGTGATCCAGGACGGCGGCAAGGCGCTGCCGGCCGGCGCCATCGTCGGAACCACGGACGCGCAGGCGCTGACCGGAAAGACTTACAACGGCTTGACGATCACCACCACGACCGGCTCCTTCACGCTCGCTGCCGGCAAGACGCTGACCGCCAGCAACACCCTGACGCTGACCGGCGCCGACGGGGCGTCGGTGGCTTTCGGCGCAGGCGGCACGGTGGCCTACACGGCGGCCAAACTCTCGGTGTTCGGCGCGACCAGTTCGGCCGAGCTCGCGGGCGTGATTTCCGACGAGACCGGTACCGGCGCCTTGGTGTTCGCGAACGGGCCAACGCTCATAAATCCCGATGTTGGAACGCAGGCCATCGGCGATAATTCGACGAAGGCCGCCTCGACCGCCTGGGTTACTTCGAAGATTGCGGCGGTCAGTTCGGGTGTGACCACGCTTGGTGGTCAATCCGGCGCCCTCACCTTCGACGGCGGATCAATGTCGAGCGGCGTTATGAAACTGCTTCGCTACGACGCCGCACAGACGTTGAGTGGCGCCGAGGCCGCGCAAGGGCGCTCCAATCTCGGGATTGCTTGGGAGCCGATTGCGTCGGCAGCGCTGGCGGGGCTCTCGTACGTTGAACTCGCAATCCCGAGCGGTTGGAAGGCCTTCAAACTGTTCGTCTCTAACGTCAATCTCAGCGTTGCGTCAGAGGTCTACACGAGAATGAAGGTTGGCGCCGAGACTGATTATGCAGCCTCCTCGGGCGACTACGTCACGCAGACCGCGGTGGGTGCCGGATCTTCCGTGGTGGGCCAAAGCTCCGGCACGGATGGCTGGATTCTGGTATCGCTCGCGCCGACGGCGGCGAGCGCCAACCTGGAGAGCGAAATCACCATCGGTCCCGGTAGCGCTGGCTCGCAGGCGACGATCAAGATCGAGAGCTCATACTACAACACGACGCCAGCTCTGAGGCTGGCCACCGTCGCGGGGCGGCGGACAACAAATGCGAGGCTGACCTCGCTGTTTATAGGCTTGTTTTCCGGAACGTTCACGTCCGGGCAGGTGGTTCTACTCGGTATCCGTTGAGCGTTGGAGCTTCGGTATTCCGTCGATTTGGCGGCCATCGCCTCTGTGTGAGGCATCAATTCGGGAAAACATCAATGCAACCCCCGTCTTCCGGCGGCGCATCGCCGCGCCCGAAAACCATGCTGATCGACGACTGGCGGTACGTGCTGCGCCGCGCCTGGAGCGTGCGGCTGATGGCGTTCGCGGTGGTGCTGCAGGGCCTCGAGGCGGCGATCTCGATCATGACGGCGCTGGGGATCGTTCCGCAGTTCCTGCCGGGCGGCGTGTTTGCCGCGCTGGGGGGCATCGTCACCGCGGCGGCTTTCGTCGCCCGCTTCCTCGCCCAGCAGAAGGACCAGGCCGAATGATCAAGTCTCTCGTCAATGCGCTGCGCCGGCCCGGCAATGCGAAGAAGGCTGCCGCCGGCGCCGGCGGGCTGTCCGCCGCGGGGCTTGCGCTCGCGATCGCGATGTTCATGCACTGGGAGGGTGTGAGCTACGTCGCCAAGCAGCTCCCGTTCGATCCGCCCGGCGTGATCACGGTGTGCGGCGGCATCACCAATCACGATTGGCCGTGGCTGAAGGCGGGCATGAAGTTCACGCCCGAGGAATGCCGTGAAGCGGTGGCCCAGCTCGTCCCGCGCTACGCCGAGAAGGTGAGGGCCTGTGTGCCGTCGTTCGAGACCATGCCGCCGCATCGGCAGGCGGCGATCACCAGCTTTGTGATCAATCTCGGGCCGGGGAGGGTGTGCAACAGCTCTATTGGCCCTGACCTGGAGGCCGGCCGGATCCGGCAGGCCTGCGATGCGATGCGCAAGTACGTCTACGCCAACGGCAAGTACCTCAAGGGCCTCGACAACCGCCGCAATGATCCGATCTGGGGCGAGCGGGCCTGGTGCCTGCGGGAGGACTGAGGCGATGGACCCGCTCGGCTTCCTGTTCGCGATCTGGGCCGGCATCAAGGCCGTGACGCTCGGGCTCGCGATCTCCGGCGCCGGCCTGGTGCTGATCGCCAGCCTGGTGGTCGGCTACATCCCGTTCGGCACCCGCCTGCCGGTGATCGGCCCCTATGTGATCCCGGCTCGGTTCATCGCCTTCTTCGGCTTCGGTGCGCTCGCCTCGCTGGTGACGTTGCAGCTCGCCGGCGATGCATGCGAGGCGCAGCGCGCCGCGGATCGCGCAGCGGCCGAAAAGGCGCGCGTCACGCGTGACAGGGAAATCCGCGCGGATCTCGAAGGCGACTATCGACCCAGGCTGGCGCATCTGGCCGACCAGGCCAAGGCCCTGCAGAAGAAAGTTGACGACTATGCGAAACATCCTCCGGCGGCCGCGGCCGCCCGGCCGAAGGCTGCTGCCGGCGGCAATGTGTGCCGGCTCGGTGATGCTGCTTACCGCCTGCGGCCACAACAGCGCTGAATTGCCGGCGCCGCTGCGGGCCGAGCTGCCGTCGCAGATCTGCGAGGAGATCTTGCAGCCGGTGGACGCGCGCCCGTTCGGGCCCGACGACGACGCAATCACCGCCTATCTGCAGCGCGATGCCGAGGTGATCATCGTCAACGAGCGGATCAAGGCCGGCCGGGCATGTGTCGTCCAGCAGCGCGAGGCCTATGCAGGGCAAGGGGGCGCACGATGAGCGTGCGTGCGGCACGGCTTCCGCGGCAGATCCGCGACGGCGGCTCCAGTCTGGCCGAGCGGGTGGCAACGCTCGAGCAACAGCAGATCGGCAACGACGAGCGGGCCGACAAGCAGGGCGAGCAGCTCGCCGAAATCCAGAAGAGCGTGCACGGCCTGCTGGCGATCGTGGAGCGCCTGACCGGCATCAAGATGCTGTTTGCCGCGCTGCTGACCTTCATCGGCACCACCGCCGTGACAGTCGGCGCGACGATTGCGGTGATCCGCTATTTGACCGGCGCCTGACCGGACAACGATTTCAGCAGCAACGCCGCCGGCCTCGCGCCGGCGGCTTTTTCATGTCTGGATGGTGTTACCGGGACGCCAGCCGATCGCGAAGCGAAAAGCCCATCAGCGGCCAGAGCTGGCGGATCGCGTCCTCGTAGGCGAATTTGCGCCCAAGCTCGGCGTTGAAGTTCGCCGGGCTCGCCGGCGCGCTCTTGCCGATGACGACGAAGCCGTTGCGCATCACCAGGATGCAGATCGAGAGCGGCTTCAACGCCTCGACGATCTCAAAGGGCGGCGGGGAGCCGTCGCGGCCTTCGTTGGTGCTCCAGGCGCCGAGTGCGGTGAATATCTCGGCCTGACCTAAATCGAACCGCGTTGCGATCGCGCCCTCGATGTCCGCCAGGGTGACGCGCGGGGCGACGGCGTGCATGGCCGCCTCGCGGTCGGTTTGCTCAAGACTGCCCATGCTCGGCTTCCTTCTGAGGATCGGCCGCCGGCGCGGCCAGCAACTCGTCACAGAGCGCGATCGCTCCTTGGAGGTAGTTCACGTTCGCCAAGGCCTGCTCGCGCTGCTGCGCGAGCTGCTCGCGGCGGGCCCGGATCTGATCGAGGATGGTGGTCACGACTGGCCGATGGCTCCGACGAGGCCGAGCGTGCCGGCGATGTTGCCGTGAGCGAAGCTCGGCGATTCGGGGATGGCGGCCGCCAAGGCAGCTTCCGTTTTCGCGGCCCGGCCCTTCTGGAAGGGCATCCACTCGGCGTAGGCGCTGCCGTCGGCCGGCGGCGCATCGTCACCCTGGAGCAGCGGCACCGAGGTGGCGCTGTAGCCGGTGCCGTTCTCGTCGAAGGCGGCAAGGTTCACGAGCCGCTCGCTCTGCACGAAGGCGATCAGCGGCGCGTGGGGTTGGCCGTTCGGGTTCGCGGCCGCCGCCGGGTGGAACCAGACCACGCGGCCAACTGTGGGGACGATTACGGCGGGGGTGGGGGTCGTCGTCATGTCTCAGGCTCCGCTTGCGGCGTAGAGCTTGACCTCGACCCGGCCGTGATAGGCGCCCTTGACGATCGGCTGGATGGTGACGAGGCCCTGCTCGAGCAGCTTGTCGCGCTGGGACTGCCGGGCGGCCAGCCAGGCCGCGACGGCGAGCACGGGCTCTTCGCCGGTGACCCGCTCCGGCGTCGCCGGGCTGCCGGAGACGTAGCCGATGCCGGGAAATTCCTCGCGGAACTTGCCGTCCAGCTTGGCGCGCTCCTTCAGCTCGCTCTTGATCTCATCGATCCGGCTCATCGCCGCGACGATCTCGGGCCGACGCGAGATGTCGATCAATTCCTGGCAGAGATCGCGCAGCGACGGCGGCTTGGCGCCTTTGCGGGCGGTGGCGGGTGCGGCCATGATGCTCCTGGCGGCGCGGGAATGCGACACCAGGGCCCGCGCGCGGGCGAAATGTTCCATAATCACATTAACGGAGCGTTGCAGCCCATTGGCGCAGCGCTTAAAAGCCCTTGCGGCTGTAGCCGGGGGCGTCTTCCATCGTGACGATCCGCTCGGTGCTCTGGATTATGGCTTTCATGGCTTCACCTCCTCGCTGCGCCGCTGGTCGAGCGACATTGTGCCGTGGCAGCACTTCGGCCAGCCCTCGCGGAGGCAGCGTGCGGCGTCGACGACGCGGGAGCGGCCGCAGCTCGGGCACCAGACCTTTCCGTTCAAGAGCGACGGGTGGCTGGCGGCTATGGTCTGATAGACGTCGCTCGCGCGGGCGAGCGTCTCGGGGTGTGGCAGGGTGGTCATGTCTTGCTCCTGTGATCAGGCCGCTCGCGATTTCACGGCCGCGTGGGCCGCTTCGCGCGCTGCGTTGAGTTCGGCCATCAGCTCCTGAGATCCTCCGCGGTCGGGATGGCGATCGCGCGCGAGCCGCTTATAGTTCGCCTCGATCACATCCGCCGGCGCGTCCGGCCGCACCTCGAGTACGTCCCACCAGGTCTTGCCGGGGGGGGGGCGGTGAGGGCGGCGAAGCCTTCGAATGCCCGCTCCAGCACCTGGGCGCCGCCGTGCCGCTCGATCGACCGCATGGCCTCCAGGGTGGCGGCAACGGCGGCGAGATTGTCACGGACGCGGTGATAGGCGTCGATCGCGATCACGCGCATCGGGCCGCGCCGCTTCTGGAAATACACGGCGACGCCGGGATCGCTAGGCTCGCCCTGGTCGGCACGCGGCAGGCCGCGCAGGTTGAGCCGCAGGTTCGTCGAGACGATCATGTCGTCGGCGGTGTCGATGCCGAGGCGGCCGATCTCCAGCTTCACACGCTTCATGGCGTCGTCCATCGTGAGATCGGTTTTCGACTTCCAGGACTGCCCCGCGAGTTGGGTGGTCTTGCCGAAGTGTCCGTACTTGCGCGCCCGGGCGCGGGGCCAGCCGTGCGGCCATTGCAGGGGGGGTAGGCTTCGGTCATGTCCGCACCGCCTCCCGGTAGTGCATCGGCGCAATGCCGTAGCTGGCTGCGATTACCTCGTGAGGTGTCGCGCCTGGCATCGCGCCGAGATGGAATTTCCGACGTGTCCCATCGGGCTCCAAGGAGCCGTTGATGACTTCCACGACGCGGATACGCTGCCCGGCGACATTGACCTCAAGCAGTCGCCGGGGAAAGCCGTGGATTTCGTCACCGGCGATCAGTCGAGCGTCCCGCTGCTCGGCGTAGAGTTCGAAGCCGGTGCGGCCGGCATACTCCCGCTCCAGCAGGACGCGTCTGAATTCCGCATTGGTCTCGGCCTCGACGGCGTCGGCGGAGAATTCCTTGGCCTCGATGATGTGAGCCGGCACACGAAGGCCGTGCCAGGCATGCAGGCCCCACCCATCGCGGAAGCGCACTGCCATTCCGGCCGCTGAGTGCAGGCGCTGTTGGGCGTCGAAGTGGATTTCATCGGGTCGGTCGGCAACGAACGCGATTGCCCGAAAAGGAAACATCCAGCCGCATGTGAGGGAGTATGCTCGGTACGCCTCGAAGAGTTCCTTGGTGCGCGCGCCATAGCGCGCGCCAATTTTTTCACCGAATTCGTAGAAGGCGAGCCAATACGCGTCCTGGCCGCCGATGAAGTAGGGGGTGACAAAGAGCTGGCCCCGGAGCTGGCCCCGGAGCTGGCCCCAGAGCTGGCCCCGGAGCTGGTCCCCGAGCTGGTCCCCCGAGCTGGCCCCAGAGCTGGTCCCGGAGCTGGCCCCGGAGCTGGTCCCCGAGCTGGTCCCCGAGCTGGCCCCCGAGCTTTTTCTCCAGCACAAGCGTCTGGTTTTTGCTCGGTCTCTCGTTGAGAAGTAATTCGCAGGCACCTCGCGCCAAAAGGCAAGCCATAGGGGAGGCGAGCGTAATGACCGCCTTGGGCTCTTCGCAGCCCCCCGCTTTGTAAAGAGATCGGACTGCGCTTCGCGCAGCCTCTTCGTGAATAGGTGCGGTCGACAAGCCGACCGCACGCCACCGTTCGCGGAATTGAGGGATGTCGGCCTGTTGTTCCGCGGTCATCGTCTCGATTTTTCGCACTTCTTCGCCTCCTCTAATAAATCGTTTCGACCGCGGTCAGTCGGCAACAACGCGCTGTTCGGCGCCCACGCTCTCGACTTGTCGACCGACCAGGTAATTCCTTGGCGGCAGCCTAATGCCGTCATGCTCTTCGTGCGTCACCACCATTGGGGCGCGCTTGATCACGAGGCAGGCGATCACAAGGTCGGTTCGGGTTAAAATCCCGCGGCGCACCATTTCGGCCGCCACTGCGGGGTCGCGGTACATGTGCGCGGTGCCCGATCTTGGTTTTGCTGAGCCGCCCAATGCGCCACGCAGCTTCGGCGATCGCGTGGCTAGCAGAGGGTCTCCAAGCTCACGCGGCTGAGCCTGGAAGTGCTTCTGGCGCAGATCCACGGCGTGGTGATGCCCGGACACTTCGCCTTCTTGGAGGATGAGGCGTCCTTGCACGGGGGCGATCTCATCGGTGGTCGCAATGACGATGTCTTCGGGGATCGGAATGATGGAGACGTCCCCCTGATAGGCCTGACCTCGGGCCGGATCGTAATCTCGGATATTCATGCTTGGCTCCTTGCCTCTATGCCGCGAGCGCCTGCGGCTGCTTGTGGGTGGGCGGCACTCCGTCTGACTTGCCGGCGCGACGGTCATCGCGTGCGGCAAGGATCGCGCATGTCAGCCGGGCCGTTTCGACTCCAGAGTCGAAAGAGTCGAATCCGCGGCTTTAGGGCCGGTTTTGTCCGGCAAGGAGTCGAATCGTACCTTTAAAACAAACGTGTCCCGCCGGCCTGTCACGCCGGAGGTCGCGGGTTCGAGCCCCGTCTCTCGCGCCATTTCGCCGATATCGGCATTTGGCAACACCGCGATTTCCCCAGAGCACAACTTCACGACAGAACACGTGACCCGGAGCGCCTGCCGCGCGCGTTCGTTGCCGGATAGGCTGGCCGGCGGTCAGCTTCGATCGCCTTGATTGTTGCGGAACTGCGATCGACCTGAGCCGTCTCGCGTGGGCATGGGACTTGTCCGCCAGAGCTGCCCTGGTTTTGGGAAGTGAAGGCTTCGGCCGGCGCGAAATGCAGAAGGCCGCGGAATGGCGGCCTCTCTCAACACTGTGTTACCGCCGATGCGCGGCGATGAGCTCAGTGCTATCTCACCGTCGACTGGCCGGAATCGGTCACAGCGATCTGCTTGGTTGCCTTGATGACGTGGGCGGTTTGGCTGTCGCTCGCGGTGGTGCGGGCCGTGATCCCGAGTGCGGCTACGCTGATACCTGCGATGAGGGCCACCACCACGATCTTCAGGTGGGTCGCACGATCTGCTGAATGCAAGGAGTGATTCAT